ACCTTTCCATGCTGAGCCTAATTCTTTGTCTGAACCTGTCATCTGTTTCTGGATCTGTACCATACATGCTAGTGGTAGTGTTTTGTACAGCTGTTACGTATGGCACTGTATCTACGAGCTGGTTTATTTGCCCAGCTACGTAGCCGTTTCCAACGCTACCCGCTACTTCACAAGCCGCTGGAATACTTACAGATGTATTTCCCGCCGTTATTGTCCCTTCCTGCAAAGTTGCAAAAAATAATGTTCCATCGGGGGTCGCTCGTGTTCCAGCGGGTATAACAACGTTAAAAGCCAGCGGCTGGTTGATAGAAAATTGCAAAGTAGTTTGTGCTGGCTGTGCTGGTAGTCTTGTGATGCCGTAAAACTCTGCTATTGCATCAAGATTGCTTCCGCTTGCATATGCCAGCAGGTTTTGTTTTCCTGTTTCATTGATAGCGATAGCCAGTAAAGCCGTTGCGTATGTCTGTAAGTCTACCAGCAATCTGTCTGGGTCTGCTGGGTATAGTGTTCTATCTGTAATGTTTTGATAAGCGTTTATCAAGAGCTCTTGGTAATATGTTGGGTCTGTGTTTACAAAGCTTACATCAGCCATAAGGGCACCGTGATAACCTCACCTGTGTCTCGTAATTGCACTTCTATTGAGACTTTTATACCTGCGTATGCCTTCTGAAGCGATACGTTCTTCACTTTTACACGTGGCTCAAATCTTTCTATTGCATCTGTTATTTCAGCGTTGATTTTTCCTATAGTGATTGCTGTGAGTGGTTGATCTATGAACTGCCATACATCAGATCCAAAATCGGGTCTATGAACATCAGTCCCTTTTTGCGTCGTGAGTATGACTCGTATATTTTGCATGACACTTTTGATAGTGTCTTTTTCTACAACTTGCATGTATTTATTTTGTTTATAAAAAGCTCATAAAACCAGCAAAGGTTTCAAAGCACACGTATTCGTGCTGTATTTTGGCTTTTATTATCTTCTATATCATTTTTGAGCTTGTAAAAAGATTTGATGCCTAAATGATTATCTGACGAAACCACCGCTTTGTCTCCTTTCACAAAAATGTAATGTGTTTCAAAACCAGTGGCTCCTTGTATTCGCTGGATGTAAAGCTTGTCTGGATTCCTAATAACTTCATGAGAAAGTCTTTCATAGTCTTCTATGCTTTCAGCGCCTACCTCTTTGCCATGTTTCTCAAACTCTTCTGCGAGCCTTTTTGCTTCTACATCATAGTTGCCATTGGATTCTCTTCTCCAATCGCTTCCTAAATGCGCTCGTATTCTGTTTGAAATCTCTTCAGGTTTGAGTGCTCTGTATTCATTTTCAAGTTGAGTCTGCAATGCTTCTTGTTGAAAATTTGTAGGTCTTATTGCTCTTTCTACTGTGACTGGTATCTTTTCTGTTTCTGTGAATGCATCAACAGTACAGCGACATGAGGGATGAGCTGGTGGGAACTGCGTTGGCATGCTGGAAGATGGCATAGAGCGTAGCATAGGTAATGGTGTGCTCGTTGTAAATGGTCTTACATCTGGTAAGCTTTGGGGGTCTGCATCAATCATATCTATTGTTCGTATTGCATCGCTTGTTTGAAAAATCCTCCCATCCATTGCGTTACAGTAACAACATGTTAATCTGTCTCCTACAGCACTCCACTGATAATACGTTATCTCTGCTTTTTCAAACGCTCTTATACGTGCTGAGTTTTTGAGCTGATTGTATGTTGTATCTATTATTTGTCTTACCTTATACTCTGTTTTTTGTGTGAGAAATTGCCCAAATCTGTTTAAAAACTCTCTAATACCTTCTTGCCCTCTTCCGATTGGGTGTCCTTCTGTGAGATAGTATTGGTTCATCCATTTGATCACTTCAAGCCGTAGATGTGTATCTCCTTGAAAAAATCCCCCAAGATAGAAATCAGCGAGCTTTTCTGCACATTGAATAGTCCATATATCCGCCGAGCCAAGTTCAACATCATGCAAATGTGACACTGCTTCTTTTTGCGCCTCTTTATAAATCCTTTCGAACTCTTTTGATAAAACAGCTTTTGCTTCTTGTGGCAGGTTCATTTTTTCCTGCAATTTTGCAAAAATGAAACTCTGAAACTGCTGAAAAGAAACAAAATATTTGGCATATTTAAACGCATCTTCTAAGGCTTGATGTAGTCTTTCAATCATTTGAGGCAATACTACACTTACAAGCCTGTTTATCTCTTCGTTGCCTTTGATATCCCAGTCGTTTTCATGCCCCATTTGCTTCTAACCCCAATTGTTTTCTTGCCTCGTCTATGTTGATTACGCCAGCTTGTAATAATTGAACAACCGCTTGAGCATCATATAACCTTGCTTGTGCTGATGTTTGCGGTTGAAAATTCGGTAGAGGCTTGAATGTGATATCTACATCAGTGATATTGTAGCCTCGTAAGAGTAGATGCAGTTTGTATGTGTATTCTAAGAAGCGTTTGACAATATTTTGTGTGGCTTGTATTTGATTCACGAATATATGAAGTGCTACAGTGCTCCATGTTTCTGTATATCCAGTTGCAAATCCCAAGACCGCTGGCTGTGCTTTTGCTCCCTCTATTGTCCAGCGTTCTACAATAGAGAGTATCTCCGTGAGCCCAGTGCCAGCTCCAGCACCCCCGCTGGTTAGTTCTTTGAATTCTGCTTCTGTGCCTTCAAAATGTAGAAAAATGCCTTGAGACATATTGTTTGCGATATCTTGTGCAACATTTTCGAGGAATTGTTTTTGTCTGTTTTGATATTCCACTTCGGTTTCATTCGGAGCTTTCGGTAGGCTTGGAAACTGCACATCAAGAAATCCAAGCAGTCCCATTTTCTTTGCAAGCCCTCGCAATTCCGTTAAAAGCTCTTCTGTAATATCAAGAGTAGAAAGAGCTCCTAAGAACGGCGGTATACCGTATGGAGAACTGTCAAAGGTCAGTAGAGGTATGTATTTGTATGTAAAGGTGTTGAGCTTTACGGGGTCTAATATCCCAAGCCATTGGTATGGCTCATACTCATCAGTTTTAAAATTGTAATCAAACCATATAGACCAAGCAGGAACGAGTGCTATTTTTTCAACGCCTTTTAGGTTTGGGTCTACAACAATTTCAGCTGATATCGCACCTGCTATGTTTATTTGTGCTATCAGCTCGTTTATTAAATGGTCTGTGTTTAAGAAAAATGCAAGCTCTTTGAGATCCTCTTGAGCTTTTTCTGCATCTGCACCTTGCACAGTCACAGTATGACCTGAGTTGCCAAGAGCGATAAGCAAATTGTGAGTTTGCGACAGCATTGGGTTTACCACCACTCCTTTTTCTATGATTTGAAGCCATTCTCTGGGATACCTTGGATTTAGAAACCGCCATTTTGCGTCCAAAGTATCAGGAACAAGGATTTTCGCAGGCTCAGAAGATATACGATGGCGTGGTATTTCCGTTGGCACTCTATTTGGTGGTATATCATTACCACCAAAGAATTTTTTAACAAATTGCTTTATATCCATATTTCAACTCCTCCTTACGTTGGCTTGCAAAATAGATAGGTGTAATCTCTTTTATGTCCTCTTGACTTGCTGCATGTAAAGCCAAAGCCAAGCTCCAAAAACGGTCTGCGTGTGAGTCTTCTGTTTCTCCTTCGTATCGCACATTCCCAGCCTTTGTCAGTGCTTTTTTTACTGAGTGCAAATCTTCTATAAGGTCTTTATCTGGTGGAATGCTTATCATCTTGTCGTAAAATACTGCTTTTATTCTACTTGCAAGCTCATCTTTCATTTTGTGTGTAAAGTAGACAGGTATTACTTTTATGTCCCCCCACTTCTTGACAAGCTCTTCTGCTATTTGCATTCCGATACCTGTTTCATCTATTGCTACTTTTCTTGCAAAATGGCAAAGGTAATCAATGATTTTGTATTGCTCTGAGAAGGGTAGTTTTCTAAGTATTTCTTGCTTCCTGAGATAATACCTTCCTGCTATTTTTTCAACAATAGATATAACTGTCAAATCATGCCTTCTTGCAATATCAACACCCAGATAAACATCTCCAGTAAGCTCTCTTACATCTGCTTCTATACCTTCTAAGGTGCAAGAGTGCAAAATTTCGTAAGGTAATAAAACACTGTCCTCATCCATGAACTCACACATGTATTCTTGTAGCCAAATATCTTGGTTCGGAACGCCTTTTTGCAATTCTTCAATATCTATATTGAGCCCTTGTTTGATTGCATCGTAAATTGTGAGTTTTTGTCTAAACCATAAATCGTTATTTTCCGACATCTGCCAAAGATGTCCAAATATGTCAGATTTGGAGCGTGGCGTTGATATTACAACAAGTTTTAAATCTTTGTTCCTTGTAATAGATGGGAATATGGCTTGATAGACCTTATATCCATACTTGAAGAAGGAAGCCTCTTCTAAAATGACATCTCCCGTAAGACCACGCACACCATCAGGGTTGGCTGGAAGTCCAATAATACGACTTTTGTTTGGAAATCTTACTTCTAAAACGTTTGTTGTTGTATCTTCAAAAAAGCTTATCTCTCCTTGAAACTTTCCAACCTCTCTTAAAAACTCAACATGCCTTTTTACTTTTTCCATCAGCTCTTTTGACTGACGCTCTGTCGGAGATAATATTGCTACAAGATGGTTTTTCTTTTCAATTGCTCTTAAGACCGCAAAAAGAGACACTACAAACGATTTACCAGTTTGCCTTGACCACATAATGATTGAATATTTTTTTTCAAACATTTGATTTAAAGCGTATTGTTGATATGGTAGAAGTAGTTTTTCAACATTTAAGCTCAAGTTTTAGCTCCTTTAATGCGTTTTTGTCTGGCTCAAAGTTAAACCACAACACTTCAGTTGCGTATGGTCTTGTTTTATTTTTAGCATTCCTTGTTATTCCGTATGCGAATTTAGATATTTGTTTTTCAACATAAGGATATCCCTTCAGAGTTTTATCGTAGAGTTCATTATGATATCCTGAAAGCATCCATTTACCTTTTGCTTGTTTAAGAACTTCTAAAAGCCTTTCATGGTCTTCTTTTTTAAACGAAACATCGTAGTAATATTCTGTTTGATAATAAGGCGGATCGCAATAGAAAAAAGTTTCCTCTGTGTCCCATGTTTTAATAAGTTCTTCAAAGTCTTTGCATTCTATGATGACATTCTTTATCCTTTTTCTTATTGCTCGTAAATATAAAATTTTGTGAGTTATGCGTTGCGAGTGGGAAGCTCGCTCTCTTTCATATCTAAATCCATTTTTGCTTCCACTAAAAGAATTTATTAGCACATAATAAGTAGCTATTGCATGTTCGATATCTCCAAACTCTATAGATGTTGATGTTTGTAATTTTGATTTTAAATGATTTGTAATTGCTCTTGAATGAAGTAGCCATTTAGCCTTGTCCCAAAACTCTTTAAAATGAAATGCTACACAATAATAAAGATTAGCTATTTTTTTATCTGCATCGTTGATAACTTCAATCTTGCTCGGCTCTTTAGCAAATAATACCTTCGCAGATCCTGCAAATACCTCAACATATCTTTTATGCGGCGGTATGAGTTTTACAATTGTTTTAGACATAACATGTTTCCCCCCCATATAAGAGAAAAAATTAAGCGGTTTTCTATACTCCATATATTTCCTCCTTGACTAATCTTAAGAACTCAGGATCAATATTTCTTCTCTTTCCTTCCTCTTCTATCTTCTCAGCTGCTTTCTGCAATTTTTCAGTGATATGTTTTTCTAAAGATTGGCTCATCTGTGAAAGCTTATGAACTGCTGCTATAAGCTGTTCTGGTTCTTCAAAATCAAAGCTGTCTATGTCTTTTGTAAACTCAAGCACTTTCTGTGTAAGCATTGCAACAAGAGATGAGAGCATGAAGCTCGTTGGCTTGCTTTGTGTTTGCTGAACTAAGATCTCTATCTTGTCCCACCATTCGTTGTATTGTTTTGCCGCTTCGGAGTAATCCTTGTACGCTCTATGAATAGAAGACCTTGATATATCATATCCTTCTGTCCTTAGAAGGCTTTCAATTAGTTTGAAATCTTTCTTTTCTTTTTCATACAAATAGACAATCTTTTGTATGATGTCATAAAGCTGTGCTTTCTTTCTTCTCCCCATCTATTCCCTCTCTGGCACAATGATGCCGTCATCTTGTTTAGTCATCTCTAAAATATCAATACCATCGGCTGTGATTTGATATAGATGTATCTTTCCTCGTGGTTTATAAGGATGTGGTTCTTCTGTAACTTTGATATATCCCCTGTCACACAAATACAGCAATGCATTTCTGATGTCGTTGTCTTTGTGATATTGATAGAATACTCCTATTATCTCCAGCTCATCAATGACTCTTGGCGAAATCCTGTGTAAGAAATCTAAAATCTCCCCTCGTAAAGCTTTCGTACTCATGCATTTCTCCTCGTTTCAATAAACTTTTCAATGAACCTATCAAGTTTCGCATCAAGCTTTTGCAGTTCCCCTCTCCAGCCGCTGACATCTCTATAGTGCTCTTCTTTTGTGATAAAGTCTCTTAGCTGTTGCTGTATTTCTTCTATTTTTGCTTCAATGTTTGCGTTTCTGTCTTCAATAGATTCCGCAAGACGATTAATTTTTTCTTGTTGCTGTTTTGTAAAAACAACTAAAACAATAACAGCTACAAAGATAGCTACTTGATGCGTGATTGCTTGTTGCATTGCCAAGAGTGCTACTTCCATGATAGAAACCTCTCAAGCGGAATTACAATCAGCGGTTCTTGTCTATCTGCTTTAAGCACTACTGCATCGTTACCTTCAAGCCATTTATAGATTGCCATCTCTTTTCTTGCTTTTACTTGTATGTACCCCAAGCCTTCAACATGCAAATCTGCAGAACCAAGAGAACCAGCAGATCTCACAACCTTTAGACCTTTTTGTTCAAATATCTTTCTTATCTCTCGTTCTACTCTACTGCCTTTGGCTTTTGCATTCATACGATTAGGATATGAAGGAGTGTGTTATATTACCAGCAAAGGTTTCAACCACTCATTACGTTCTCGCTTCCTTGCATTGCTACTGAGCCACAAGAGATAGGGTCTCCTACTCTGACCACTGGCTGACCGTTTACAAATACAGTTGAAGAACCTCCTGAAGAAACCCCATCATGGCATTCGCTCGGATCAGTAGTACAACAATGAGTAGCCCACAAATCCCCCAATCTCACAACGCCTTTGCCGTTTACAAATACATTTGAAGAGCCTTGAACTGACGGTCTTTCTGGAAAGCACCCATGAGCCGTTGATAAATCTCCTACCCTTACGATGCCAGGCATAATACCCTCCTAGTTGAGATTTATCGTTGCACCTTGTATAGTCACATTCCCGCTTGCTGATATATCTATATTTGATGCTGTTATTGTGATATTATTGCTCGTGTTTAGTGTTATGCTTCCGACACAATTGACAGTCAGACTATGTGCTTGTCTATCATACGCAATTGTAGTCCCATCTGAAAACTTAATGAAAAACTGATTTACATTTGCAACAGGCACTGTGTCTTGATCGTTGTAAATAGCACCAAGCACATACGCATCGCTGTAATTTCCTTCTTGATCAAACCCTACAACCACATACTCCCCAATATCAGGAAGCCAATACGCTTTGTCCTGATGTGTTTTATGATGCACGACTGGCAGCCAATTTGTCACTACCCCGTCTAAGTCTGGCATCTGAACTCTTACTCTTGCGGTTTGCTCATCTACAGCTACTACTATGCCTCTTCTAATCATTTCTTTTTCCCTCCTTGTTTTGGATTTTTCGTAAACTCTATCTCTGTTGTATATCCAGATCTACGAATTTCATGTGTAATAGAAGAACAGTAATAGAGCCCGTCAAAATTTGCACCAAACCCTTTTAGCTCTATCTGACATGATGCGTAAACTTGTGGAAGTCCTATAGTAGTTATCCTTCCTGTTGCTTGATCCATGTCGTTTAGTATTTTTTGTGCTTGTGCTACCTTGTCTGCTTGCTGTTTAGTTTCTATTCTTGTGCGTATCTCTTGAGTATCACCGCTCGCTTTGACTTCTGTCTTTTTCTTATCCCCAACGACAGATTTTTTAGACGGGGCTAAATACTGAATACTCACTTCTGAATCATATAAGCTTGATACATCTATTTCAAAGTCTATCGTGATGTCTGGTGTGATCGTGAATACTTTAGCATCAGTTAATGTTTTGTGTATCTCTCGAATAATAATTTTTTTGTCTGCAATTTTGCAGATATAACCATAGAGCTTACAGAGTTTTTGTAAGAACTCTAAATCTCTTTGCTTGTACTGATCTACTCTTTGAAAATGCACATCATCACCGTCGAAAAACAACTGATAGTGATTTCTGTTTGCTATTTCTTGAGCAATTGATTTCAGCGTCATGTTTTCAAAGCCCGTTGTCTTGAGTGTCCTAAAAGCTGCCTTCACATCTTTTGCAAGTGCTTTGATATTGAATGTTGCACCAGAGCGTGAGTAGTGGTAGCTGTAGCTGTCTATGTAAAACAGTCCTTGCTTTACTATCTCCTCATAGCCAAATATAATTTTCAAACTTGACCCTCGGGCTGGTGGATTATCTCTGAAAAAATGCTCGCTGTCTTCTACTTCAATTTGAACGTCATCACTTTCAGATTTTTTCAGTCCATCATTGTCTGTGACGTGAAAGCTCGTTAAGTAGGGTGTGATATAAGCAGAGACATCTATATTGTCTATTTCAACATAAAGGTAAGGCTTATAAAGCTCTAATCTGTTTGCCATGGTGCTTTAATTAGAGTTTGATTTGGTAGAGTGCTCACTTCTAAGATTGGAATCTGCAAAATTGCACCCACTGGGGGATATGCCAGTGCTAAATATTGCTGATTAGCGTTTAAAATTGGCTCATACAGATAAGGATCACCATACATCTCATACGCTATCGTGTCCCATCTATCGCCTTGTTTGACAATGTATTGTATGTATTCCATATCACTTCTTCTTTACTGCTACGGGTTTTTTAGTAGTTTTAATATTTCTTTTTTGCAGGGTCTTTGCTATGTATTGTGTGAATTTTACATGCAAAGTGATATCAACGGGTTTCCCATACGCATCTATTTTCTGATACTGTGCTTCTATGCTTTCAAGAACATAATCACCAAACACTTTCTCACCGATGATCAACTTTTGTGGGTCGCCTTGTTTAGCAAGGTCTTTGAGGTTTTGATATTCTTCTAAGGGATCACAAAAGGCATTATGAAAGTTTATAGCAAGCTCTAAAGATGCTAACTCATTCCCAAGATATTGCAAACTGCTTGGAGCTATGACTGTCTGCAGTTTTGCAACTGCATATTCATTTGTTTCTGTGTGTTCTTTGTATGAATAGACTTGAAAAACAATCTTCCCAAAGCTGGCATATTTCATGCTCAACAGTATGAGCTAATTTATCAAACATTGCCAGCAAAGATTTCAAGCTAATATAAAGTATGATGCGTATCATATTGACATATAGGTGGTTTTGGTATATAATAACTATATCGTAAAGTTAAACCATTTTTTAGCTTAGCATGAAAGGAGGTAAAACATGCAAGAGTTTAGAGAATATATCAAAGAGAAGTTAAAGAAAAAAAACATTTCCATCAATAAGCTCTCAGAAGAGATTGGCGTACGAGAGCTGTATCTTAGAGATGTCATCGCTGGCAGGCGTGTATCTCTGCCAGTCGCTCATAAGATATCTAAGTATCTTAACGACCCTCACGTAATCTACAAATACGTAGAGGAATATTTTGCAAGAAAAGAAAACGCAGAAAGTCTTAAAAGGAGGTATAAAGTATGAAGGTATACGTCTATGAAAAAGAAGTAGACGGTCAAAAGTTCTACTACTGCCACATCGGGGCAGAAAGACACGGCAGACCTACTTATACGATGTGGGTGTCTAAAAGTCTCTTGAAGCAAGATGAGCAAGGAAGGCTCTATCTTGAGTTCCCAGTCACGGGATGCGACGTCAGACAGGGGAAAAAAGAGCACACGCTTATTTTAAAGGGCGGGGATTTAAACCTGTACTATTTCACAATAGAGTGTGGATATAGAGGTGAATCCCACATAGATGAGATAATTACTGAAGAGCCTGACCAAACCCAAAGTTTCTATTTCTACGAGTATCAATCAGAGACGGGAAGTTTAGGGATTTCACAAGGAGCGTTAATCCTCACCCCTGCCAAAAAAATAAAAATAAAATGGCACCGATCAGGTCGCCTGTATGGTAAGCCAGATTCTGGCATTACCATACTCTATGAAGATGGCAGGGTAGAATCGGTGGAAGGTATAGAGGAGGAAGACCTTGCAGAATTGCAAGAAGAAGTTGAAAAGGAGGTATAAATCATGATTAAATTCTGTTCGCTTCCAGCTCAAGGAATGTGGCTGTGGGGCATAAAGCCAGAAGAGCAATATTATTTACACGTATACGGATTAAAATATTGTCCTCACTGGCTTGAAGATCCTGAGCAAGGAGAAAATGGGTGGCTCAAACCCTATATATACGACGCATTTTTAAAATTTTCATCTAAATGGAGTGCGTCTATACTTCCGCATGAATACGGGTATGAACATGCGGTAATTACCTTTCTCACACAACATCCAGTTACAGGGGTGCAGAGCTGGGATTTTAAACGAATTCTAAATATATATGTAGATGTGCCAGAAGCTCCAGACTTCCATTATCTACACATTGCGAGAATATATCAGAGCTGGGCTACTATTGATATTATCTATGAAGACGGTAGGAAAGAGATAATAGATATGGAAATATTTAGACCTTATAGAACTACAAAACCTATACCACCTGAGAAAAAGGTGGATACAGTAAAGGTTTTACCCACAAGCGTAAACAAATTGAAAACTAGAGATTTACAGGAGGTATAGAGTATGAACAAAGCAGAGCTCGTAGAAGCTATAGCGGAGAAGGCTGGCATCCAAAAAAAAATGGCGCAGCATGTACTGGACGCAACGGTGGCAGTTATTAGAGAGACCCTCCAAGCGGGTGAGAGGGTTAAGGTTAACGGGCTTGGCATCTTCTATGTCAAGCAGTACCAAGCTCGTGCTGCTATAAATCCAAACAACGGTCTGCGTGTGATGGTACCTGCCCGCAAAGTCGTTAGGTGCCAAATTGCAAAAGACTTAAACAGAGAAGTAAACGGAGGCAAAAAATGAAGGTAGGTCTCTTACAACAAGAGCTTTGGAGATTGCATGCGGTGATTTTCAGATCCCAGCATGGCTACAGGGTGATCGTATATGAAAGAGAATACAAGGTTAAGACCCTCAAAGATGTTTTATATCTGTTAAGTGTCCTAGAAAGACACGCAAACAATTAAGGAGGTAAACAATGAATACAGCAATAGCAAAGCCAGATAACGTTGTAGAGTTAGTAAAAGTGCTCTTCCCGCATCTACAAGGGGTGAGCGATGTTGAGATCAGGAAAGCTGTCGCTTTGGCAAAACACCTGGGATTAGACCCCACAAAAAGAGAAGTCCATTTTATCCCGTTCAAAGGCACGCTCCAATTGGTCGTTAGCTATACAGAATACATAAAAAGAGCTGAACGGTCTGGAAAGCTCAACGGCTGGGATGTAGCCGTTGGCAAGGATGAAGTTGGAACATATGCAGAAACTACCATATACAGGAAAGACTGGGAACATCCGTTGAAGTGGAAAGTCTACCTCTCAGAAGTAAGAAAAGATACCCCATCTTGGAAAAGCATGCCAATTTTTATGTTGAAGAAAGTCTGCATAGCACAGGCTTTCCGCTTGGCATTCCCAGAAGAAACAAACGAACTGCCATATGAAGAATCAGAGCTTGTGCCAGAACCCACAGCTACAGAAGAAAAAGAGCCCGACCCAGAAGAGCCTCACAACACAATCTCCGAAGCTCAAGTAAAAAGGCTCTGGGCAATTATCCGCACTACTGCCAAATATCATAACATATCAGAAGAAGAAACAGAGCTAATCGTAAGAACAGTATTAGGGGACTTTGGGCTAGAAAGCACAAAAGATATACCAAAAACTCTTTACGATGAGATAACAGAGACCGTTAAGAAAAGAATTGAAGATGCAGGTGTGAACGATGCCCATGGCACTCCTTGACCGCTTATCTTACCTTTCCTCCTCTGCCCCATTTGGCAGGCTCGCCCTGCCCTTTTTAAAAAAACTTATGGAGGTCTGTCATGATAGGACAAATTTTTATCAGCAAGCATCATCTGTTGCAAAACATTGCAAAACAATCAAAGAGCCCGTATGAAAGGGCTTTCAAGATGGGAGTCGAGATAATGAAAGAGATTGAGTCAAAGCAACTATTTCATTACACACTCACTTTCCAAGATAATGTCGCAATATTCAAAGAGATTATAGTCCACGAAGGTGGGCAGATGAGCGAGGTAGTAGAGCTAAACTTAGAGACTGGCAAATACATTGTGTTTTATAGGAGGCAAGCATGATTTCACACATATTTGCATACATGCATATCACCTTACAAAAACTCGCAAATCACTCAAAAACTCCTCAGGAGAGGGGTTTTAGATTGGCAGAGGAGATAACAACTAGACTTATGTCAAGGAACGTAGTTTATGCCTTTATAATCCAAGACGACACCGTATATTTCGAAGAACTTGACAAGGATGGAAAAATCGTCGAGGTCGTAGGGTTAGACCTTGACACAGGCAAGTATTCTGTCATTGACTTACAAGAATATCTTAGGAGGTAATAAAATGAAGGTCTTAGGCATTCAAGAAATCCAAGTCAGCAAGATTGAAGTCATTCAAGGACTTCTTCCCCGTGTAGAAACTCACACAGTAGAAGACAAGGTAGAAGAGTACAAAGAAGCAATGGAACTTGGCTCTGAGTTTCCACCTATCACTGTATGGCAAAAAGGCAATGAATACTGGCTCATAGACGGAATGCATAGGCTCATGGCTACGAAGAGGCTTGGCAAAGAGACGATAAAGGCTGAGATTGTAGAACTCAAGGATATGCTGGAAGCAAAGGTTTTGGCAATCACGAAAAACAAACATGGATTGCCACTGACTAAAGAAGAGAAAAGGCTTTTATGCCAGTCGCTTTACATGGATGGGGTGGAAGTATCAGAGCTTATAAAAATATTTAACGTATCTGAAAGGACTATCTATAATTGGACTTCTGGGCTTAAGAGAAGAGAAAAACCAGAAGAGATGAAAGAAAAAGCGTTAGAAATGAGAAGACAAGGACTTACGCAAGAGCAAGTGGCAAGAGAGTTGGGAGTTTCCCAAAGGGTAATTTCCAACTGGGAAAGAGATGCTTTAGAAGAACCTGCAAAAATTGCAGATTCTTCTAAAACCCCAGAACCCCCCACCCCCAAACCAGCGGGAGATTGGACAACAAAAGACTGGCGAGACTTGACAGAGGAAGAGAAAAACCAGGCAGCTAAAGAAATAGAAGAGCTTTTGACAGATGAGCTCATGGAGGAGATATATGGAAAACAAGAACAGAAGAAATCCAACGCTGGAAGACCAAAAAATGAGCCACCGCCACGCACAGACGAGGAGATATACGAAAATTTGAAAGCTGATTTAACCACACATATGAACCAAATAGCTTTAAAAATCGGCTGGGCTAAAGCTCTACCAATGTTTGAAGAAGTGTTAGAAGAAATGAGAGAGTTATCCAAAATAGCGAGAAGAGGTTGGTAATATGAACAAAAAACAAATCAGAGCAAAAGCAGTAAGACTATACACACAAGGCTACTCCCTTAGACAAATCCAAACTATCCTAAACAAAGTTGGCTGCAAAGCCAGCTTTGTCACTATAAAACGCTGGATTGATGAAGAAATCCAGATACAAAAAGAAAAAGTAATAGAAATACCACAGGAATTAAGACAAAAAATTAGAGATTTATTGCTTTTAAAAAACAAAGAAAAAGGAAAATCAAGGTTTTTATCGTTTAGACAGATCTACAAGCTATTAGAGGTAGATCTGCAGATGATAGGGATAAGTTCTTATCAGAGCTGGAATAGGATTGTCAAGGATTTCATAAATCAAGAATGGGGGAGTTATGAAAAATTGCAACAGAGAAGGCTTGATAAGAGAGAAACCTCTAAGAACATAATAAGCAAAGGCAAGCTTTCAAGAGAAGCTGGAACTTGGGAGATAGATGCAACTGGGTATTCTTACAATGGCAAGCACTATCATATATTCATTGCAAGAGAAAGGTATTCAGGCTGTTTTTTAGACGCTTTTTACAAAGAAGTAAAAGAAGATACAAACACACAATATTACAACAGAGCATTTAACACACTTGATATAGCTGTATATTTGATGAGCCTGTTTGAAAAGTATGGCTTACCAGAGAAAATTATCACAGATAACGAAGCCATACTTAAAACAGAGCTTATTACCAAAGGATTAGAAAAATTAAATGTTAAACACAGAAATACAATCCCAGGAAGACCTAATCAGAAATTGATCGAAAGGTCTTTTAGGGATTTGAAAGACAAGCTCAGATACTATACTCAAACACATAGCGAGTTTGCGGATGCTCTCAAGACAGCTATAGAAATGTATAACCGAGAAGAACATAGATTTGAGCATCTCAACGAGCCAGTGATACCAGAACTTCTACATCAAACTATACAATACAAACAAGCTGACATAGATGACATAAGGCTTGCTTTTAGAGAAAGATTTGTTCGTGTTGTAAGAAACAATAGCATAACAATAGACAATCTTGTTTATGAGTTCTACTATCCCTTTGAAGAGAGA